TTCGTTTCAAAGCCCCAGGAACCGTCTTTAAGCGTCACAATGCAAGCCTGTGGGTTTAAGGCTTCCAGCATCATCCAAGCCCGTTTCATGGCGATGCAGTAGCTTGCAAACTCAAGCGCAGTCTCTGGCTTCTCACAGCAAGACAGCAAGCGCACGACATCACTGTCTGCAAAGCCTGCTTCTTTCATATGTTTGAATGCTTCTAAGAAGTTCATTTGATTAAGAACCTCCTGCTACCAGGTTGTTCAATGACGTAACGCTCATAGACTTCGGGCATTTCAGCTTTCAGTGCATCAGGAGAGAAACGCTTGGATGCTTTGGCAGACTTCCAGGTTGCAAGCACTCGACCATCGAAAGTGACTAATGCTTCTGAATCTCTCATCATCTTTTGAATGGCTGTTTGAAATTCAGTTTCTCTATCTTCTAGCTTTCTGATCTCACTTTTAATGGCAGCAAGATAGGCGCACTGACGTTCAACTGTCGCATCAGCCATCAATGATCTACTTGTGCTAACAGGAAAGAGTTTTTTTGCCGCATCCACCGAAGTCGGTTCTGGAGGCTGCTTGGTCTGAATTGCGGCCCATAGTTCAGCTTCTGTGCGTATGAGCGCGTCTTTCTCAGCGTCCGATATTTCCTTATCGATAAGTACCAGCTCCTGCCCTCCGAAAAGGACTGCAAGGATGCAACGCTGTACCCGATGTACCGTAGCTTCATGAACAACTTGCGCTCTGTCAGCGGCAGGCATAAGTCCAGTCTCTGCATCGTATTGGTTCCGTTTAGATTGGTTGTAGTTCTTCACCTCGACCAGTGTCGTGCCATCAGCACTGATGAAGTCAAAGTGGCTAGCCATCCATCTGTGCTCAGGATGAAATAACTCATAGTCTGCTTCTTTGAGTTCCATCTTTAAGCGAGCACCAGCTTCACGGCCAATGATCTCTTGCAGCTTCAAGCCCCACTGGACTGCTTCAATGTGCGATATGTCTTCACGTTCTGTCTGGCCGATCTTCTCGAGGTAAACATCAGCAGCACGGCCGTCTACGATCTTTCTAGCATCTGTGGCCCAGATAGCTTTCCTGCGTGACTCAGTGTCAAAGCTAGTCATACTGCCTCCTAATGACAACGTAAGATTTCAACATCAGGGCCAACCATGCAGGTTTTGTAAGAGCCCTTTCCCCAGTGCTCGGATGCCCATGCGGTGACCGCACTTTGCAACGCTCTTGGTTCAAAATCAAAGTTCTTGATAGCAACAACATCACCAGGTTTCATGTCCTTGATCAGCGGGTAATAGAACCTGTGCATCGTTCCTGGCGGGTGCTTAAAGGTTTTGCCTGACTTCTTTGGCTCAGAGACAGTAAGAACTCCATACTCATTGCCATCCTGATCAATGACCTTGTATTTGCAACCTGATGCGTCAAGCAACTTAATTGCCTGAGCAATAGTGCGTTTAACGATCTCTGGGATCATGCTGCCTCCTCATCAAAGCAGGTGCTTATGTCTTTAACAGCGTCACGGTTCTTGATGATGTTCATCATCTGCTTGAGTTCATCAACTCGATCAAACAAGCGTTCAATGACCTTGACCTGATAGTTAGACATTGAGTCCCAGTCGCTTGCAAGTACGCGTTGAATGTTGGCACTGTCTTCAATGATGTGGACTGTCGCAAGCCTGATGTCATACAAATCTGAATCGATTAGCTTCAAAAACTTCATTTCTATCTCCTTGGTTAAGTACAACAGTAGGGATATTACATCAAAGCGAATACTAGGAACATACGCATATACCATTAGAATCGACCGTTGGTCGGTTAACTTGCCAAACGATATAGTCACTAGGTACTATTCGCCTGTTGTCGTCGTTGTCAACAATTTGAAGGCCACTTACTCATGCTTCTGCCCTCTCACCCCAGAGGGACAACGACCAGGAGCAGCAGTAAGTGGCTTTTTTGTTTTCCAGTCCGACAGCCGTACTCCGCACGATAGTAGGCACTTACCATGGTGGCTCGGAGTTGAGGTGGTACGCCGTATGTCTTAGGACTAGGGGGCAGTTCCCGAATAACCGGCGCGGCTGGTCTTATCTCGAAGCCGAGGGGTCAGGAGACTGACATCGAGATGCTGCTTACAGCGGAGGAGCCTCCCCTCTCTACCCCATTCTTGTCTGGGGTAGGGGGGTCTTTGGGAGGAACCAGGGGTTATATGCTGCAATAGCCACATTCATCAGCAAATAAATCTCTAACTTCATTGCCCTCTAAAAAATCTTTTACGTCCCAAACACGATGTACTTTTATGTATTTGCGAGGATTTTTTTCTTTTTTCCATAACTCTTCAAGTTGAAGCATACGTTCAATATGATGCCTTCCGGTAGTGTCTTTTGAGGCCATTTGCCATTCGCTCTTTCTTGCAAGCAGACATGGGTAGCATCCTACGCGCTGGTGACCTTTGTCATACAAGGCATTGATAGGAGCCTTTTCCTGATGTAAATGTTCAAATACATCGTCTGTGCTCCAATGCACAATGGGCAATCTGACTGAAATGTTTCCAATGTTTTCCCTCATGGTTTTAGTTGTACCGTAGAACAATCCTATGTCTGCTAGACAAATATCGTCATCCATTGTTATAGCGCCATACTTGTCGGCTCTTGTTCTAGATTCATCAGACCTCATGCCAAACCATATTTCAGCGTTGGCCGCTGTATAACCTTTGGCGCGTAACCAAGCAGCAAATGGTTTTTGTTTGAGCCGTTCTGTACAACCACGAGCTGCACTATTAGGAAAGTATTTAACGCGTTCCAGAAAATTCAACATGCCTTCACTAACAGTATGTTCGATAGTGACTTGGTAAAACCTTTCCATTGCTTCAAGTTGAGCATATGTAGCAGGGTGGTCAAACCCTGTGTTTTGATGCACACAAACAATTTCCCTATCGCTTTTCTTTGCAAGCGATAAGACGGCTTGAGAATCTTTGCCGCCGCTCACAGGAATGATAAGAGTCTTGCTCATAATGAGTCCTTCCTTGAAGGGCAGTCTCTGCCCTGATTACAAGCCTGATTACATGGTGGACATTCAGATTCCTCATCAGGTTCTACAGATTCTGCAACCAGATACTGCAATTGCTCTCGGACAATACTTATCCTTTGCTCCATGTCCTCCACATAATCAAGGATTGCTTCTAGTTCACTAGAGTGAATCATCACAAAGTCATTGGTGCTTGCTAGCCGGTTGAGTAGCTTTCTCATGTGTTCTTCTCCTCATGTTCTTGTTTCACCGTTTCATCGACATGATCTTTCGATATGTCGTTGGCATAACCACCATCGTCAGCAAGTGCATCAATCAATGCCTGCCTTGCATCGTCTATTTTCTTAACGTCATTGGCGGTATGCCAAAGCTGACCATCTTCAGTCGGAAAGAAATAATCAAAGGCATCTAATGCCATTTGCATAGCTTCTCTGCTCATTGCATAGCTCCCTTGCTCATACTGCGAACATAGAAGTGAATCTCAATGGCACGGTGCAATTCCATCTCATCAACCCCTGCCTGCTCGCACAAGATCGGCAAGTAAGCGACATGTCTTGCCAGTTCCTCCTGCCATTTGTCGATCATCGCTTGGGTCTCAATGTCTTTTAATTGCTTCTTACTCATTTGCTTGCCCTGTGTTGAAAGTTTTCATGGACACCTTCAGCAAATCCGAACCTTTTCTTGCCAAATTCTTTCTCAATGCGCTTATCTGCTTCAGTGGCTAACTTCATAAGGCTTTCATAGCCACACACTCGAAAAAGTGTCTCTTCATACAACTTAATTGCTGTGTGATAGATCAAGGTCTGGTTCATCTGATCATCATCCATCTCTTTGACTTGCTTTTCATAGTGCTCGATCAGCAGTTCATAGGCTTTGATAGTTAGGCTTTCTTTCACGATTGGGACTCCCGCGAGGGTGTGTAATGCGACCAGGTGCGGAAGGCTTTGTGCTTTCGCATAGTCTCCAGGCACTCGGTCGATGGCGGCTTCCATCCATGTTCACGCCAAACTTGATCGACGGGCCGGAACCATTTATCGGGTGCAATTTGATGGTCGATTAAATCGAGCCAGGATGGTACTTGTCTATCTTCCATAGGTGAAACTCCGGTTAGGTAGAGAAAAGCCCGTTAAAGCCCGTTTAAGGGCTTCTAGGGGCATTGCTATCAGGTTAGGACTTGCAGAATGACTCCAGCATGTCCCATATCTCACGGTTAATCACTAGCGTGACTGTGTGCTCGTCTTTGTGCTTGATGTATGCGTCTTCAAATAAGTGAATGGCACAATCTTCAAGCGTGACTGGTTTTGTGTCTTCAATCATGTCGTGTGCTCCAGGGTTAAATGGACTCGCTAGCTGGTTAGAGCAAGCCTAAGTATTCAAGGGCTGCTGCTGGTGTCATGTCTTGGCGAATGAGTGATGCTAAATTTGCAGTGAGCATGATGTCCGCTTGATGCGCTTGCCAATTAGCACCGCGATCTGCTCGCCATGTGGCTTGGAATAGTGAATCAGCAAGCCTTTCGCGTTGTTTGATTCGCCATGGTTGCATTTGCTTTTGCTCGTTTGAATTGGTGAACCATGGTTGATGGACGTTGGCTAGCTTCATGCAAAGTCGGTATGTAGTGCTCATAATGTTGTCCTATAGGTTAAAAAACACGGTTACAGCAAAGGCAATGCCGAATAGTGCGGCAATGAGCCAGTCGATTAGGCTTTGCATGATGTTGCTTTCTTGTAGTCTGGATGAAAGATGCCTACCGAATAGGCTAGTGAGCGTATAGCCCAGTCTTTTGCGTACTTTTGACGCTCTGGATAAGTGAAATTTTCCGAGTCAATCATTCGGATCGCATCTTCTAAGCAAAATCGAGAACTACTGCAAGATGCGTGTTTACGTGCTAATGCAACGGCTTGATCTGTTGTCATGTTGGCTCCAATGGTTGTGATGCTGATTGCATCCCATAGCCCACTGATTGCAATGGGCTATAAGCTGAAATCATGCAATTGCCTTGAGCTTAATTACCTTGGCCATGCTTTTCCCATGTGCTACATAGCCAATGACTGGCACAGACTTATCCCAACAAGCTCTGCAACCAGAGCATTTACCGCCATGCTCGTAGGCTTTACAGACGCTAATCGATGAGTCATCGAATGAGCTTGAGATCGTGCTCGAGTGTGATTGATCGGCTAAGACATCACCGGTAACACTATCCGAGCTTGCACGGACTACTACGTTTGGAAGCTCGCGCATCAGCTCAATGATTGCCTGAAACTTTGTAAACTTATGCATTCTGGTTGGTAACCAGTGTTTAACGTGTGGTGTTGCTTGCATGACCATGTAGATCTTGCGAGCCAGGTCTAAAGCGTACATGTCACCGCTATCGAACCAACGAAAGTATCGATCATTGTCGAGAGCTTGCACCATTTCAAAAACCCAATCATCGCGTTGCCAGTCATCGCGGTTAAATAGGCGTGGAGCTTTCACGTTGGGATAACGATAATTGCCTTGTGTTGCATAACAGCCCTTGCAAGCATCAACAAGCTCGCCATTCGATGCTATGGAACCTGGGCATGTATCAAGCGCTTGCAAGCTCCACGATCTAATCCCGTCGAGCTTACTGGTAACGCTGAGCTTTACTTGTGGCTTGTTGTATTCGATCGACTGCATTGCCATGATGCTTATCTCCAAAGGTTAGGAGGGGCGGTTAGCCCCTATTTGTTATGCAAATCGTGTAACGCCGTTTTCTGTAATGAGCTTTTCTTGTAATGCTTTCTCTGCAGCTTGAAGGCTGATATTGCTAAAAGCCATCTTGCGCCATCCCTTGCGAAACGATGAGTGGTAGAACTTGCTCTCTCGCACATTGAACGAACCACCGGTTCTAAATAGTTCGATGATTTTGTCTTTGTTCATTTGTGTTATCTCCATATAAAGTATGTATGTAGAATAATCAGATATAAATGTAGCGATGTTATTAGACTTTAGTATGCTAAATGACTATTTACAGTCTTTGGTAAAGCCTTTACATATATATAAATATATATAGTCTTATAGGTGTAGTTGTATCTGTAGTAATAAGGGGCTACAGATACGCTTGGGGAAAGATAGAGATAGGCTCTTATATATGTCCTATTAATAGTTAAATACTATAGGGGCCGGATTGGGTAAAAGGGTGGAGCCTTTCCCTTGCGTGTGCATGAGTAGGCACGTGCTCAAGGGTAGATCGGGTAGCGACTTGGCCACATGATCGAGCTAGTTCTTTCGCTGATTGGTTGGATCGATGGGACGGGGGTCTGGGTTTTGAGTGCACCATTCAAGTCCCCGCCCCAAGGAAAAATCAATTCCCCTGACTACCATTTATTAGTGTTGTTATATGATAGGTACATCGACAATAAGGAGATGTACCGAGATGACTGTGTTAGAGAAGGGAATCGAGATACCAGTGAAGCAGAAGGTAGGGAAGTATCCCTATGGATTAATGCAGATAGGAGATAGTTTCCTAGTACCAGATGGAAGCCTATCGAAGGTATGTAATGCGAGTTATAGGGAATGGAAGAAGACGGGGAAGAAGTTTACGGCGAGGGTTGTAGAAGGTGGTGTAAGGGTGTGGAGAGTTGAGTGAATGAGCTGGCTTTATTCGCGGGCGCTGGTGGAGGAATACTCGGAGGGCATTTGCTCGGATGGCGAACCGTCTGTGCAGTCGAGTGGGAACCCTACGCCGCAAGCGTACTTGTGCAGCGACAAAATGATGGGATTCTCCCGCCTTTCCCGATTTGGGATGACGTTCAAACTTTTGACGGTAGACCGTGGCGAGGCATTGTTGATGTCGTATCTGGGGGCTTTCCCTGCCAGGACATCTCAGCCGCAGGAAAGGGTGCAGGAATTGATGGCGAGCGATCAGGCATGTGGCGACAAATGGCAAGGATCATTTGCGAAGTACGACCCCGATACGCATTCATTGAGAACTCACCAATGCTCACTACTAGAGGACTCGATGTCGTCTTGTCAGACCTTGCCAGCATGGGGTTTGATGCAAGATGGGGAGTGTTGGGAGCAGCCGACGTTGACGCTCCGCATCAGAGGGACAGAATCTGGGTTGTTGCCGACTCCATTAACCTCAGATTACAAGCGCAGAGGCCCGAACAGCAAGCAACAGGGCTTACCGGAATATGTAAGGAAATGGCCTACGCCAACAGCGCACAACGCCAAGGAAACAAATGCACCGAGCGAAGCGAGGCGCAACGAACCAACGCTTGCAAGCCGAGTTGGTGGAAAGTTGAACCCAACGTGGGTCGAGTGGCTGATGGGGTGGCCGCTAGAGTGGACAGACTTAAAACCATTGGAAATGGACAAGTTCCAGCAGTGGCAGCAACAGCATGGAAGCTCTTGAGTGAAGCATGAAGATGCTGTGCGATGGATTAAGCGGTATGAGGAGGGAGATAAGACCTATCCTTACCTTGCATGGAAGTGGTATCGAGATGAGGGTAAGCGTCGTTCATTGACGGTTGATGAAGAGCAGACGGTATTGTGGTTGAAGGAAAACTATGGAATTGAAGCCCGATTGCAGCAACTGCCACTACAGCCAAGAGATTGGTGTAAAAGAAACGTTTGAAGGCAAGGAAGTTGTCCTCATTTGCATAAGGGATGGGATGCTTGCTGAGAAGGTCTGCACTTACTATGAATATGAACCAGGCACTGAATGAACTTTGACCTTAATCATTTCTACAAGTTCTGCAAGGAACTCAAGGTTGAAACCAAAGAGTTAGGGATTCAGCGCTTAGGCAATCGTTTACTTGGAAGCCAGACCTATGTGATGCAAGAGATTGCTAAGGGTTTGAATGACGACGTTCATTTCTTTGTGATTCTCAAAGGTCGTCAGCTTGGGATTACAACGATTTCACTGGCACTTGATCTTTACTGGCACTTTAAGCACCCTGGGTTTCAGGGAACGCTCACAACTGATACGGAAGAGAACAGAGACCAGTTCAGAACCACGCTTGCCATGTACATGGATGGCTTGCCACCGGAGTACAAGATTCCACTGGTGACGCATAACCGCAATCAAATGGTGTTGAAGAACCGTAGCAGGCTCTTTTACCAGGTAGCAGGACTGCGAGCTAAGGGGTCGTTAGGGCGAGGCAAAGGTATTACCTATTTGCATGGCACAGAGACTTCTTCTTGGGGTGATGAAGAAGGTTTGGCATCACTGCTAGCGTCGTTGGCTGAAAAGAACCCTAATCGCCTTTACTTGTTTGAATCAACGGCTCGTGGCTTCAACATGTGGCATGACATGTGGACAGTGGCTAAACGGGCAAGAACCCAGAAAGCCATCTTCTGTGGCTGGTGGCGAAATGAACTCTATTCTCTGGAAGCAGACACCAAGGAGTACAAGGTGTATTGGGATGGGAAGCTCAACCCAGAAGAAAAAGAATGGACAAAAGACATCAAGAAACTCTATGGCATTGAGATCAACTCACGCCAGATGGCCTGGTGGCGATGGAAGATGTATGAAGGCTTAAAAGATGAAGCCTTGATGTACCAGGAGTTTCCTCCGACTGAAGACTATGCCTTTGTCATGACAGGCACATCGTTCTTCTCACACTCTCGCTGTACGGATGCTGCTCGTGCTGCTAAAGAATCGCTCCCAGACTTCTATCGATTCACTCTTGGTCAATTCTTTGAAGACACAACGCTTATCAAATCCACAGAAAAATTAGCGAGCTTAAAGATTTGGGAAGAACCGATTGACAATGCTTTCTATGTCATTGGTGCTGACCCTGCTTACGGGTCTTCAGACTGGGCTGATCGCTTCTGTATTCAGGTCTATCGAGCCTATGCAGATGGTTTAGAGCAAGTCGCTGAGTTTGCAACCAATGAACTCAACACGTATCAATTTGCCTGGGTGATTTGCTATCTGGCTGGTGCTTATCGCAACTCCACACTCAACCTGGAAGTCAATGGGCCAGGTCAGGCTGTTATCAATGAGATGCGCAACCTTAAACGCCAAGCACAGACCTATGATGCTCAAAAGGCTAGAGGCTTAATGGATGTCTTAGGACACATGTCGCACTATCTCTGGCGGCGTAATGACTCACTAGGTGGGTTATCCAACTCCATTGGCTACCTCACCACGCATTCATCCAAAGAACGGATGATGAATTATTTCAAGGACTACTTTGAACGTGGCATGTTGACCGTACGTTCGATGGAATTGCTTGAAGAAATGAAGTCTGTGATTCGAGATATGGGTGGTATTGCTGCACATGGCAGAAATAAAGATGATCGAGTGATTGCTACAGCCTTGGCAACGGTTGCTTTTGCTGAGCAAGTAATGCCTCGTTTGATGGCCTTGCGAGTCACAAAGGCAAAACGTGCTGAGCAAGAGGTAGTGCGTGATGAGCCTGTGATGCAAAAGTCAATCAATAACTACCTGAAAGCCATTGGCGTGTAATGCGAACCAAGGCGCAGTTATTGGAAGAGATGCCTAAGTTTCTTGCAGACAAGAACCGAGGTATATCGATTGCTATGTTTGCAGAACTTTGCGGTACGCATCCATCGCATCTCATGGATGTCTTTGTAAGAAAGTCAGAACCATTGACAGAGCGCTTGCAGCGTCGTGTCAATAAAGCCTATGGGCAGGTTCTAGCAGGCGAGATACGCATCATGCAGCGTGGATTGAGGCGCTACATGGAGTATCGGGAGGAGCCAAAGCCTTCGATGGTGAGGCGATCCTTGATTGCTTGGGATGGGGCAGGTTTTAAGTTAGATATTGGCGTGCGCCCCAGGGCTGACGATTACCGCCGCCAAGACTTGCAAACCCAAATGAAAGGAAAGCGATGAGCGTTGTTCATGACTACAAGTGCCCTGTGCATGGTTTCTTTGAGTCAAGAGAAGGAGTCTGTCCTGCTGGCTGCACGGATGTGCAAATGGTGTTTCTGCAACCCGTTGGGTTAAAGTCAGATAACACCAAGCAAGCTGATACCACGATGAGAGAGCTTGCCAAGGATTACGGCATGAGTGACATCAAGTCGGTGCGTGAAGGTGAAGCACAACCTCATGCACTTTTGAATGCCAAGCAAAAACAAATGGCGGCAAATCCGTTTGCCGTGCAATGGGGTAGTCCTACGAACGTAAGCAACTACAATCTGAACCCAATTAAGGATGAAACCGTTGGGGGGTTGACAGCGGTTCGCAACTCTGGAGTAAGATTGGCAACGCCTAAACCAGGCATTGTGACAAACGATCACGAAAACTTGAAGATTCAATCATGAAGATACCGACAGAACTTGGCGATCGAGAGGCGTTTTACAACGACCTTGTAAACAAGTGTTCTGTCAGCATTGAAGATCGAGGTGGTGAGTACGATTCTCTGCGCTCTTACTACTTGTTTGGGGCAGGTATTGATGCACCACCTGCCTACTACAACAAGATTTATCCTCACATTGATCAACTCTCATCGTTTCTCTACTCAGCAGAAACTACACGTTTCTCACTAACGCTGGGTGCTTCCATCTCGCCAAGCTACCAGGCGATGATTCCTGCGCTTACGGGCGGTCTTAACGATGAGTGGCTCAACAGCAACGCTGATCAAGTCTTTGCACAAGCCCTTAACTGGGCGCTTTGCTACAACTCAACCTTTATCAAGCTCATTCCTAAGAAGGGTATGCACCCTTACATGGTTGATCCACGCTTGATGGGTGTGTTGCGGGAAGATACGCCTTATACAGACAGGCAAGAAGCGCTCATTCAGATTTACTACATCACAGCGTCTGAGCTATACGCCAGACTGTATTCGCATCCCAACAAGGATGAAATCTTTAAGCGCATCCAGATTGGTCAATCAGAGCAGACACAAGTACCTGATGGCATACAACGCCTGATTCTGTCGGCCACTGACCCAACGATGTACGGTAATGTGAACCTGAACATCGCTGGAATGCAGACCTATAAGCCTCGTGTGATGGAAGAAACCATCAAGATGACAGAGTTGTGGGTCTGGAATGACGATACAGAAGACTATCAGTGCGTCACCATTGCTGATCCCAATGTCGTGATCTACGACAGACCTGGTGAAAGCATGTTTTTGAAGGGTGAATTGCCTTTTGTGCAGATTTGCCCGACCCCGCAATACGATTATTACTGGGGAATCT